TAGGACGATTTCTCGATACGTTGGGCAGATTGATACCCGACCGCGGTGTGACCGACGATGTTGGCGGCATACTCTAACACGCCAGTGCCGACGCCCACGGAGCTTTCTGAGTTTTGGATTTCCGCTCCTCCGTATGCTCCGACGATCGTTGTATTACTTACGGTTTGACTCGATGTCATGGCGTTCGCACCCACTGCAGTATTTTGTTGTGAAGAACCTCCTAAAATCACCTTTGTGCCTGCATTGAGACCGACGAATGTGTCGTCATAACCGTCTACCAATGAGACATGATCTAACTGCTGAGAGTATGCCCCCTTTCCATTGAATTTATAATCCTGAAATTTGTTAGCGGGCTGCATCTTTACAATTATGTATATTTTAAATTTACAATTTTCACACGAATCTCTTCACGGCGTTGAACTCTTCTTGTGTAAGCGAAATATCGCCTCGCATGAACAGAATATCATAAGAAACAAGCCCTTTGTTCATGAGATTTCTGACGAGGCAGACGTCTCTGCGGAACTTTTCGTACTTTTCATCGCGACGTGTCACACCAGGGCCTCCGGTCGAGATGTTAAAACCATCCGGAGAAACTGTGTTTTCGAGCGCGATGGCAATCCGTTCTACTATGTCTACGTCATGGGGCCCGACTATCGCGAGCGTATCCAGAGTCGCGTTGTTAGTTCGAAGGGCCTCCTTCAATAGCGTGCATTTTGACGACTCCCTGACATGTTCCTTAAAACGTTCCTCCGGCATGCGGTTTGTCTGACCAATGTATTTCATGTCACCGATGGAAATCTTATAGATCCTATGAAGCCTGCATGCCCCTCCAGTGGTCTTTACGATCCTGTTCACCACAGAACTAGCAGCCATGCGTGTGATACTCATTTATATTTACACTATCATTATGACACGCATTATTTATCACACGATGTGTCGATATGATTTACAAAAATAATATTTGATTACATTATAAACAATGATGAAGATGCAACACATTGTGATGGTCCTGGTCGTCTTGGCTCTCGTAGCATTCGCCGCAATGCAGTTCATGAAGATGAAGAAGATAGAAAAGTTCATCATGCAGCTTTACCGCCCCACTCCCGTCGTGTCTGTCCCCGAGAACACCTGGGATCCCGCTGACATATTGACAGCCGCTCTTCCCAGCAAAGACGGTCCCAAACTCGTGATCGAGAAAGGTGACTATCGCAGATTCCAGAGAGTTTAGATATATGTAATGTATGGTTTGTCGATACGGATTGATTCATGTCGACAACTTCAACGTAATACACCAGCCAAATTCGCCAAATGCGCCCGGCGATAGAACTCCATCGACGATGTCTCCGGCAGACAAATATCTGTCCGATTTGATCTTGGTCACTATGTCTCCCCACGAATTGTTGTCTACAGCATATTTCAATGGCGAGAAATTTGGATTCGCTTTAGATTTGATGTAATTATGAACCAAGAGTAAATCACCTTTGTTTCCTTGTGCGTGTGTTATATCAATTCTCGTGAAGTTGTCGTATACGCAACGGTCTGTCTTGGTTGCCTGGACGTCTCTGATTATCTTTATGCCCTTAAACGGAATTTCTATAGGCTGGTCGTCGTAACGGAGTTGATGAAATTTCCCACGTTTTACAGATTTGATTTTAGCAGGATCCATTGATATTATAATATTATATTTGTTTAAGTTATAATATACAAATGGGTAATCAATTTTCTTCTACAGGTGGAACTGGAAAATCCGTAAGGATAAGTGATTGGTCGAGTTCGAAGTGTTCGAGAATTCCCCAGTATGCTGATCGGAGAGTTTGGGTTCTTAAAAATTTGTACAAAGTAAAAGACATCGACGAATTTCCTCCCCAAGTGTATTCCTCTCAGGACGCGGAGGCTGATATTTCTGATTGTATCGCTGGCGTTCGGTTGCGTTATTCTTACAAGATAGTGTCTACGAAACGTTTAGAAGCGATCAAAGGCAAGGACCTTCGCAGATATGCTCTGCAGAAGTACCACGGGTATCCCGACATGATCGACCAACGTTCGATCGAAATCCTGCCATATACAAAGCAGAATGCTGCTATAGACGTAAGATATTATAAGAAGTATCGCCAGCCATATTTCATTGTGGATAAGGTCACGTCTACAGTGAGATCTCGCGACGGTAAAATTATGCGTCAGCCAGGGCAGAAAGGAACCGAAGTTAAGTATGCTTATGACCGTGCAGACATTGGCAAGAAGGGAAAGTTTGAGGCGGGGAAGAAGAAATATGACGTACGGAAGTTTCCACTTCAGACCATGAAGGATGGTAGCGTTGGCCGGGTCATTCCGTGCTCCGTGGATCCCGCGATGTGCACTCCCGGTCAACAGACGTTCATATCTAGGGACGTCGGCAATGCTCTTAAGCGCGCGGCGATGGTGAACGCCAAACAGCGCAAGCAAACGGTTAGATTCCTCCAGACTTCTCACGCCAAGAAAATACAGGCACTCGACAAGAAGATCGCATCTGCACCTCCCGAAGTGAAAGCAAGACTCCAAAAGCAGCGACAGAATATGCAGGTTAAGTTCAGGGTGAACACGGCCAAGGCTGAGCAAACAAACCGGATTCAAATCCAATCTGGCAAATCCAAGAACTGGCAACAGAAGCGCGCGGAACTAGGCAAACAAAAGCAGGCACAAGCACAGATGGAAAAGGCGAAGAAGCGTCAGGAAGAGATGCTTCGTCGTCAACGGGCGGAACAGAAAGCACGCGAGGATGCCGCTCTGCGTAAACAAAGACAGCCACGTCGTCAGAATCCACCCCCGGCAACTGGAAGGTCCCCTCCCGGAAGAAAACAAACGGGTTTCACGCCCGGTGCCCCACCCATGCCTCAAAAGGGTTTCTCACCACGGACCCCGTCGCGTAAGTCGAAAAGCTCTAGGTAAACTTACCGATCCCATTCGATAAAACAACACTCATTGTTGACAACTTGGCCAACAAGTTTGAAAAAATCTTTCGATTCTTTCAATCCGACCATTCTAGCGGAAGGAATTCCGTCCTCGCAGAATATCACGGTTGGTAGAGCTCGGACGCTGAATGCTCTGCTGATGACTTGATTTTCGTAGTGTTCGACATCGTAGACATCAATATCGAAATCTAGTTTCGCAATTCTGGGTTCAAGGTTTTTGCATGCCCTGCAAGACTTCGTCGTAAACTTTACGAGCGCATACTTGTGACCTGATTTCAGACCTTCGAGCATTTTGGTGTAGCTGTTTACCTTGATGGCCTGCATTTTTATTTCTGATATGATATGCTCGAATGTAATATTTTATACACCCATTTGACGATATGTTACATATTGACATAACTCACTATGTAATGTATGGTATTCGACAGTATCATAAAAATGAATTACACGCTTAGCAGCGATGACATGATGTTTGCGTTGGATTTTACATCTACTATGTTTTCTGAAAAAGAACCCACGAGCGTGGCACTGGAGATAACACCCATGGAATTCATAAATGCCTTCAGTGACATTATGGAGAAATCTGTTTTGAGTGGGTGTTCGCATGCATCACACTCCGAGTGCGGAGATGCGGTGGCTCTTAATATTCCTTACGACCAATTCATCGATGTAGAGTATAACGTGTCGAGCAAAATTGAACCAATGTTTGCGCTGTTTGATATGCTAAAATACGTTCCGAGTGGGAAATGTCTCTATATCTTTTCGATCGCGTCTGACGGTCGTGGGCTCGCGAGCCAACTACTACAGTACACCATCGACGAAGCAAAGGCACATGGATTCACGTCTATCCTGGCCGACTGCACGAATATAAAGAGCCAGAACTTATTTGCGAAGTTTGGGTTCGTTGTCAGGAGCGAGATTACGTATGACGGATTTGAACACAAGAGCGTGTATTCGTTCAAAAACGTGATGAATACAAGGAGTATCAAAAAGATGGAATTAATGTTATAAAAAATGTTAGGTGTAATTAAATGACGAACCCGATCACCGTACACGTTCTTTTGTTCGTGATTATGACAGTTTTATACAAGTACATCCCAGGTGGATTTATCAACAATTTCACGAGGGCCGACGGTATCAAGAAGGAACCTTCGTGGATGGATGTTATTTACATGAGTGCCGTGACACATACGACAACTGGTTTTGGAGATTTCCTCCCGTCCACGAATACGGCCAGATTTTGTGTAACCATGCATGTCATACTCGTGTTCTGCTTTGTCATCCTGGGCGTCAAGATTTAACTTACTTGAATGTTCTTTCAAGGGGAAGGAACCCCGGCATTACTTTCGTCCCCTTTTCGCTCACGTCCTGAGGGCGAGCAAATGCGTTTTCGCCGCCGCCGCTGAATGGCATGCTCGCGTCGCGCAGATACAGAACGTAAGACCTGACTCCAGGGAGGATCTGTTTGAGGCACTCGGTGATGACGAGCGTGTTGATTTTCTTCAAAGACTCCTTGACGTTTCCGTTGAACGTAGAGTCCTGCACGTAGATGCCGCACATCATCATGATGAGCTCGTCGTCGTTTTGCCGACCTATGTCCACACCCGTGTATCTCTTCGTCTGCGATATCAGTTTCCCTTGGATGAAGTCTACGTTCTTTTTGGAAAAAAACGTGGTATTGAATTCGCTGGGGGTTTCGTGGAGGACTCTCAGGGCTGCAGCGACCGTGGGTTCTAATGTAGAATCTCCAAATTCCCCGGAAATTTTGTACGGGTCCGAAGTCGGGAAAATCATGTTCTTAATGGCGTTCATGGCGTCCATCCTATGTTTATGTAATCAATATATATTTTTTAGATTGATTTTCACGTCATGGTCGGGGAGGGAGATATTGCCGGCGATGACGTGTTTGTTTTGGGAGAGTTGACTTTCGGCGTTCTCAGTTTTGCATATTCCGGAGCTGGCAGCCAGTATCCAAGAATACCAGTCAGCACAGGTAAGTAAACGCCCTCTGGTTTCCCTATGGCCAGCATGGAAATTGTAAACGCAGTTACGGTTGCAGAAATTCCCACCTGTACGGCAAACCTCATCATGCGGCTGTGGTGATTTCTCCTATCTGTTATGAGTTCCTGATATTCGTCGTATGGAATTTTATTTTTCGTGACCAGATCGAGCGTATACGCATCTTCGTAGGACAATCTTCCTTCTTCCAACAATTCATACTGCATCTCTTTCATGTTCCGGGGGCGAAGAGGCTCGGTGAGGTGAGCATTGGACATCTTTGATTAATTAAAACATAAAAAAATGGGTTTTTTGCCGACGAACGTGTAAATGTCGATACAATATTTTCGTATCGACAAATCATACTTCATACAAACACATGATACTCAGCAGTTGAACTTCTTGCACCAGGTCTCACTGGAAACTACACCCTTGTTCTCGGGCACGGGAGGTAGCACCTTGGGTCCGCTGGCCATGTTGGCGGGAGTGTTGAACTCGCCCATGATGTCGGCTTCGAACTTCTCGGCCTTCTTCTTGCCGAACATCTTGCCGGCAAGCATACCCATAGCGAAGAACGCGACGATTACAAGGACAAAGACCACGGGGCTGCTGGGGATGAATTTCATTGTTTAAGATAATCTATGTAAATATTATTTTTTTACCTCTGTTGTTTCGACCTTTGGCGCCTCGTTAGCCTCTTTGGCGTCCAGCACAGAATCTACCATAGTCCCGATCACGAACGCTAAGAGTAACATGGTGAACAGCAATCCTGGTGTTTTTTCAAGAATCCGAAGCATCGAGTTATAACATACAAAAATATATTTTTAACAAACGTGTTTTTCGTACAATCCATAAAATTAATATAAAAATACTATACAGGAATGGACGATATTGAGACTATATCAAAGTTTGGTGTAGACGACACGTATGTCTTCATAGCCGATTCGTCCAAACGCGACAAGGCGGCATATCCAACGGCGTCAGAGTTCGAGGTACAATTCAATAGTCAGTTCAGAAACATCACGAAGTTCGAGGTCCTTCAAGCATCGATCCCAAGGACGGACTATCTCGTAGATGAAACCGAATGTTCTTTCACGTATGCTATAAGTCAACCAACGAACATCAATACATGGCAGCAGGATTTGACAGGAAATATCAGAACTGCAAACATCACACCTGGGGATTACAACTTTCCCCAACTTGTTGATGAGATGA